AGACCCAAGAATCAATACTTTACTGTCGGCCTTCAAAGACAAATACCTAGCTGCCGTCGGCAGTCCGTACCCTGCGACATACGGCAAGGACAAGGCCAAACTCAAAGACCTATTGGCGACCGGCTACGAGGTGCCAGCCGTGCAGGCCGCGATGGATAGCTACTTCGCGAGCGAGTTTTATGGCCGACACGGACGCGACGTGGGCAAATTCGCTTCCGCCTTTGCCGCGATCATTTCAGCGGGCACTAAACACCCTCACAACTTTGACGACAACCCATACCCGAGCATTACTACATGAGCGAAAACATTTTTATCCCCCCGCAGAACATCGACGCCGAGAAAGCCGTGCTTGGCAGCGTGCTATTGGATCAAAAATCAATCATCGAGTTACCCGCGACGCTGAAACCCGAGTCGTTTTACCTCCCGAGCCATGGGCGAATCTATGAGGCAATGCGCGAATTATGGGCGCGGGAAATTCCCATTGATCCGGTATCCGTAGCAGCAGAACTAAAAGGGCAAAATATTTCTATCGCGAAGCTGACAGATATTGCCGACGACGGCATGCCGGCATCAATCGCCTACCACGCCGGCCTTATTATCGCAGCATCTGAACAGCGACATTCGATTGACATTATCCGCGAGGGATTACTCGCCATTGAGCAAAATCCCGAGAGGCATCAGGAGATATTAGCGCGGCTTTATTCTGCCAGCGACCAAGCCGTCTCGTCAGCCGCCGTCCGTATCAAAGACGTGCTGCTCGAATCGCTGGAACGCATCAACAGCACCGACAAGGCGCGAGCAATTATACCGACAGGCTTTAATGACCTTGACCGTCAGATTGGCGGCATCGAACCGGGCGAGCTGGCAGTGATCGCCGGACGGCCAAGCATGGGCAAAACGAGTATTGCGCTTGACCTTCAGTTAAACGCCGCGACCCGTGGATTTGCGGGCCTGTTCATTAGTGTCGAAACGACACGCGAAAAACTGGGGATGCGCCTACTAAGCCGTGAAACTCGAATTGATAGCCGGCGTTTTCGAATTAGCGGCGCGCTGGACGGCGATGACCGATGCCGGCTGGTTGAGGCATGCACAAAGCTTGGCCGTTTGCCAATTCATGTGCTTGATCGTGAAGCCGATTGGCACAACATCAAGCGCGAGATTCGACGCCGAAAACGCAACGGTTTGGATTTAGTCATTCTCGATTACTTGACGTTGCTAGACTTGCCCACGGGAAAGCATGATCGGCGAGACTTAGCCGTAGGCCGCATCGCCAACGAAGCAAAGCAGCTAGCGCTTTCGCTTAACCTCGCTTTCATTCTGCTCTCTCAACTCAATCGCAAAAGTGAAGATCGGACCAACCCGGAGCCGATTATGTCGGACCTTAGGGATAGCGGCGACATCGAGCAGGTCGCCGACATCATTATCTTTCCGTTTCGCCCGGTTATTTACGATCCGGATTATAAGCCTCACGATAAGGCGTTTTTGAAACTGGCGAAGGCGCGTGACTTGCCAATCGGAAAAATCCCGGTGCGGTTTAATGCACAGATTACTTCATTTACGGATTGGACGGAGATTCGCTGAGTCAAAAAAAATCTTACCCAATTGGAGGTCGCACCATGACGCACGAACCAAAACGAATTCTCGACAAGGCCGTCGACAAGCTTCTGAAAAGATCCAGCGGGAGATTAACAACCAAAATGCCGATCAACTACGGCGGAGATTCAACCATGAATGACATTATTGTTGGCAACGTCGTCTATGAGTACCGATTACTCCCTCCGTTTCTCCCTCCGTTTCTTTATCGCCTAGCACGCTTAGCGCTGTCATATCGTCTTACACGCCTCATGGCCGCGAAAGAATGCGCTGTCGCTAGCCTGGTGTTTCTATGGCCTAGGGCTGGGGACTGGCAACAGCTTCCCGCGCACTTTAATAACATAAGACAAGTCAGGGGGCAGATCCTCGATAAGCTCGCGAGGGGCGGAGTTCCCGTCGGTATCATTCGCGTGTTCGATGTCGATATCGATGTCATCAAATTGGTGAGCTACCAGATCCTTTCGCTGCCCTGCCTGGACGCCAACATAAACCGGCTGGCGCCAATCGCAATTGAGAGTTGCTTGAAGCAATACGAGGAGGCTTACCGTCTCGCTGCGCTAGAAATGGGAGGTACGTGCGAGAGTGAACCGATTGCCCTACCGTATGTGGGTGAAGGATTGGCGCCGGAAGCCGGGTTCGGCGCCTGTTGCCTGGGCGCGGTTCTACACCTGAGACGTGCGTAACCTGCGCACTCGTGGGCGAGGAGATCCGGACGAATGGCAAGGCTAGTCTAAAGGGATTGTTATCCCCGGAGGAGTTGGCGCATCTACCGAATCTAAGATCGCAAGAGGGATGATCGAAGAATATCTTACAATTTCTGACGTTGCGCAGCGCCTGAAGCTGAAGCCCAAGACCATCAAGAACAAGATGACAGCCGGAACGTTTCTGCGCGGAGTTCACTATTTCAGCCCGAATGGGATCGGCCCCCGATTTAAATGGACAGCCGTTGTCAAATGGTTGGAGCAAGCCGAGCAGCCAGAAAACGATAACGGAGATCAAATTCCGATGCCCAGGACCTACCGTTTGAAAACAGGCGACCACCAAAAGGTTTGAAATCGGTTCTTGACAGATATGGACGAATTGTCTATGTCTGGGTTTCGTGACTGGCGATGAATTTCGCAAGCTGCGTAAAAGGGGCGGCTATAGTCAATCTCAGTTGGCGCGAGAAATTGACATCACAATACGAAGTCTCACGCGTTGGGAAACCGGTGAAACCCCAATCCCGAAGATTGCCGAATTTGCGCTCCGCTACATCATCGAGAGAAGCAAACGAGAGAGGAAACGCTAATGGCTTGCAAGGTGAAAGTTAACAGACACGGGTTTTTGGCTTTTCGTTTCTACTGGCAGGGGCGCGACTTTTGGCAGGGAACGAACTGGCGAGATACGCCGAACAATCGAAAAAAGGCTGAAGGCAAGGCTCAGGAAATGAGCGAAGAGATTAAAGCCCGGACGTTCAATTATCTGAAATGGTTTCCGAACGGTAATAGGGCGCATGAGTTCAGGCCAAAAGAGCCGATTGTCGCAACAGAGAATAAGGCGGTTTCCGTTCGGAAGTTTTATGCAGAATGGATCGAAAAAAAGAAACCGCCCTTCGTTCGCATCGGTCTGCAGCGGAATTATAAGCAGGATTTCCAAACATACATTTTGCCGTTCATGGGCAACGAGGAATTAAACGCCGTCACGGTAGAGACATTGGAGAGCTTTCGCCTTAAGTTGGTTGATGAACGTTGTTTGGCGTTGAAGACTGCACGTAACATCATCGATGGTTCGCTTCGCGCCATGTTTCGGGATGCCGGCCGACGAATAACCCAAAATCCATTTAAAGAGATTCCCGCTAAGTGGTGGCCACGGATGCCGAAGAGAGAACCCGATCCATTCACAGAACAGGAACGTGACGCCATTTTGGACTATTATCGTGCGAATCGTCCGCGATGGGCTTATGCTTTTGTCTTTTTCCGGTTCTATACTGGAACCAGGCCAAGCGAGGCGGTTGCGCTGAAATGGGGAAGCGTCGATTTGCAGAGCGGCAAGGCGGTGGTGACTTTATCCCGCCATCTTGGCGAAGAGAACGCGACCAAGACACGAGCGAGCCGACGAACAATGACCTTGCTGCCGAACGTCGTTGACGCTCTAAAAAGCATCTTGCCGCTTCGCGTAGAGCCCAACGGCTACGTTTTCACTGACGGTCAGGGCCGACCTATTGATCAGTCAGAATTTTACAGCTGTAGCTTTCAACCAGTGCTCCGCGTGCTCAAACTTCGCGCGCGACCGTTCTATAACACTCGCCACACATTTATCAGTATCGCGTTGACGTTGGGCTGTAATCAAAAATGGATTGCCGAGCAGACCGGAACCAGCATCGCAATGATTCAGGAGCACTACGGTAAGTACATTCGAGACGACGGCGACGCGCTGTTACGCGCCTACGTTGAGAACCGAAATTTATCTGCGGTTCTGCAAAAACCGGAACCTTTGCCGGAACCTTTTCGTGAGACCCGGCTAACCATCCGAGAACATTGGCGCGCCCAACAGGATTTTGACCTGTTCATGGGTAAAAAAAAAGCCCGACCTCAGGAGGTCGGGCTTCATCACGACAGCTGGTCTCGACTACCGAGAGCCTTTGAC